GAAATGAATTCTATGCAGACTGCATATCAGAATCAGATAGCATCTATGAACCAGAGATTCGCTGACACTCAGATGATTAGCGGTGGATTCGATAACATTTCCGCTCAGTTAGCTCAGTGTTGCTGTGATAATAGACTTGCAACTGTTCAGACAAATAATACGATTATTTCTGAAGCAAGTAAAAATAGAGAAGTTATGTTAGCTTCTACACAGAGAATTCTCGATCAGATTTGTCAGGATAAAATTGATTCTAAGAATGAGAGGATTGCTGAACTTCAGAGACAGCTTGGTACTGCACAGCAGAATGCATTCATTACTAAAGGTCTCTCTGATGAAGTTGATCAGCTCTATAATAGACTTTCTAATTGTCCTGTACCGTCTACTCCTGTATACGGTAGAACACCGATATTTGTTCCTACTACAGGAACAACAGCTGTAGGATAAGAAAGGAACGGTTTTAGTGGAATAATTCCAGTAGCAACTAAAATCGTCGAGATTATTCTACTAGCCGTAAGGTGACAATCATGAAAGTATTAGATACTATAAATGAAAGAATGGAAGGTGAGCTTGAGGATATTTGTAAGAAACCTGAGCTCAACTATATGGATCTTAAGATCGTTTATAAGATAGTTGATATTATAAAAGATATTACTACTATAAAAGCTATGCATAATGCAGATACTAAAGTGCATAACTGGGAAGACGGTTTAACTAGCAAGTCATAAACTTCCATATTAACCTCTGTTGGAATTGGTCCGGTAAGTCGTATAATCAAAGAGTGCGTAGCAACGGCGATGAATTCGATACTGCCGGGCCTATTCTACAAATTAGTCATAGTACTAAGTAGAGTCCACAAGACAGATTAATAAAGATGTGTTCCTTTTATTATCTCCTTTCAAATATGTTGGGTTTAATTAGTTTTGTGGATTCTTTTTAATACTATGAAAGAAGGAACACAGTTGTGAAATTCAAAATAGAAAGGAGGCGTTCCTATTAATGGGAAGACAAAAGAAGCAAAGTACTACGGAACCAGCTAGAAAAATGCGGCCGGCTTTGTCTCCTGAGGCTAGAGAGAATCAAATGATAGCTCTCGCTGTAGATCTTGCCGAACAACAGTTAAGAGACGGAACCGCCTCAGCACAAGTTATAACCCATTACTTGAAATTAGGAGATACTAAAGCCCAGTATGAACGAGAGCAATTAATGCTTGAAAACGAGTTATTAAGAGCAAAGACTAAAGCATTAGAATCTGCTGAAAATGTAGAGAAACTGTACAAAGATGCAATTGATGCTATGAGAAAATACGGTGGTTATGGAGGAGATCAATCGGATGATTAAAACTTACTCCAAATTAATAACATTACCCACATTTGAGGAACGATTTAAATATCTTAGATTACATAATCAGATAGGAATTGAGACTTTTGGGTTTGATCGGTTTATAAATCAGAAGTTTTATCGTTCTGCAGAGTGGAAACAAATTAGAGCCTATATTATAGATAGGGACTCCGGATGTGATTTAGGAATTAAAGGTAGAGAGATACCTAGCCATATAATTATTCATCACATGAATCCTCTTCAGTTAATTGACATAACAAATAGTTCTGAATTTCTACTCAATCCGGAGTATTTAATTTGTGTATCTCATAACACTCATCAAGCAATTCATTACGGTGATGCAAGTCTATTAATAACAACACCAGTGGAAAGATCAATGAACGATACTTGTCCCTGGAAACATTAACAGGAGGAAAAATTCAAAATGGCACAGAAGAATAAGAATGAAGAGATTTCTTTGTCTGAAATCGTAGAAAATGAAGAAGATAAAAAGATTCTTGAACCTGTAAAGAAGGTTAATAAAGTCGGTCATTATATTATTGGCATAGCTAATGCTAATAATGTTTATGTTAGAAAAGAACCTGATAAATATTCAGAAATTGTTTATATTCTTAAGAATGGAGCAACAGTTACTATTGATCCTAATGACGAAACATACGATTATTTTAAGGTTACTGTTGAATCTGTTGTGGGATATGTTCTTAAGGAGTTTATTTCTATAACTGATTAAGGAGTTAAATATGGATAATTCATTTAACAGTAATAGTATATTAGATTCTGTAAAGAAAGATTTAGGCATTTCATACGATTATACAGAGTTTGATCCGGATGTAATATTCGGTATTAATTCAGCATTCTCTATCTTAAATCAGTTAGGTGTTGGAAATCCTAATGGCTTTAAGATTGTTGATAATACTGCTGTATGGTCTGATTTTTTAGGAGATGATCCTAGATTAGAAATGGTTAAAACTTATGTTTCTAAGAAAACAAAGCAGTTCTTTGACCCTCCTCAAACAGGACCTCTTGCAGAAGCTTTAGATAAGGTTCTAAAAGAATTGGAGTGGAGAATAAATGTAGCTGTAGATCCTAAGAATTGAGGAGAGATAAAATGTATAAAGCAGTTTTTAATGATGACGGAAACTATCTCGTTCATTACAATAAAATACATAAACCTGCTGGAACTTCAGAAGGCGGTCAGTTTGGTTCAGGCGACGGAGATGGCGACGGTGTAGTAAACGATCATGCTCATAGAAGTGAGGGGTCTAAATCAGGTCTTTCTTCTCAGGAAGCAGATAAGTTAGCGAAATCACTTAATGTATATTCTACGGGTGCCCCAAAGGCTATGAAGAATATTAAAGAGGGTTATAACAATCGTCCTAAGAAGCAGAAAAAGAGAATGGACTTATCTGAAATGTCAGATAAAGAACTTCAGCAGGCTCTTAATCGCGAACGAATGGAAAGAGAGTATAATACATATTTTAATAGTCCAGAACAGGATAAAGGACAAATATGGGTTGAATCTGTTGGAACAGCTATTAATTATACAGCTGCTATCGCTGGTCTTGCTGCTACAGCATTAACAATTTATTCAGTTGCCACTAAATAAGGAGAAAATTCAAAATGGCTTTATCTAATACCGCCGTTCCTAAGTATTACGGCGAGTTCAGAGACGCCGTACTTCGTGGGGAAATTCCAGTATGTCGAGAAATCTCTATGGAGATGAACAGAATTGATGATCTTATTAAAAATCCTGCTATTTGGTATGATGACGAGGCTGTAAATGGCTTCATCGATTATTGTAATAATGAGTTAACATTAACAGACGGTAGCGATTTGCAGCTTCTTGATACTTTCAAACTCTGGGCAGAACAAATATTTGGATGGTATTACTTTGAAGAAAGAAGTGTATATGTTCCAAGTGAAGACGGCAGAGGCGGACGATATGAAAGAAAGTTAATTAAGAAGCGTTTAGTAAATAAACAATATCTTATAGTCGCCAGAGGAGCTGCTAAGTCAATGTATGCGTCTTGCATACAGAATTTCTTCTTGAACGTTAATACTGCCACAACGCATCAAGTTACGACAGCACCTACAATGAAACAAGCTGAAGAAGTAATGTCTCCGATTCGTACAGCTATAACCAGATCTCGTGGACCACTGTTTAAATTTCTTACAGAAGGTTCATTACAAAATACTACTGGTTCTAAAGCTAAAAGAACTAAACTTGCTTCAACAAAGAAGGGTATAGAGAACTTCCTTACTGGATCTTTACTCGAAGTTAGACCGATGTCTATTGACAAATTACAGGGTCTTAGAAATCTTGTTTCTACAGTTGACGAGTGGCTCTCTGGCGATATTAGAGAAGACGTTGTTGGAACTCTTGAACAGGGTTCTTCTAAACTTCCAGATTATTTAATAGTTGCTATAAGTTCAGAAGGTACTGTAAGAAACGGTGCTGGAGATACTATTAAGATGGAACTTGCTGATATATTAAAAGGGGATTATGTTAATCCACATGTCTCGATTTGGTGGTATAAGCTCGACGACATAGATGAGGTTAATAATCCAGAGATGTGGGTTAAAGCGAACCCTAATATTGGCAAAACTGTAACTTATGAGACTTATCAGCTTGATGTGGAGCGAGCCGAGAATGTACCAGCTGTAAGGAATGATATTCTTGCTAAAAGATTTGGAATTCCTATGGAAGGTTACACATATTATTTCACATATGAAGAAACATTACCGCATAGAAAAAGAGATTTCTGGCAAATGCCTTGTTCATTAGGTGCCGATTTATCTCAGGGTGATGACTTCTGTGCTTTTACATTCTTATTTCCACTTCAAAATGGACAGTTTGGCGTTAAGACTAGAAACTACATAACTTCTCGTACTTTATCTAAATTGCCAGCAGCAATGAGAATTAAATACGAAGAATTTATGGAAGAGGGAAGTCTTATGGTTCTTGAAGGAACTATTTTAGATATGATGCAAGTATACGAAGACCTAGATCAGCATATAATTGATAGAGGCTACGATGTACGAGCATTCGGTTATGACCCTTATAATGCAAAAGATTTTGTTGAAAGATGGGCTAGTGAAAACGGTCCATTTGGAATAGAGAAAGTTATACAGGGTGCTAAAACTGAATCAGTTCCTTTAGGTGAATTAAAAGATTTAGCAGAAGATAGATTGTTGTTATTTGATGAACAACTTATGTCATTTGCTATGGGAAATTGTATCACTTTAGAGGATACAAATGGTAATAGAAAACTATTTAAGAAAAGATATGAGCAGAAGATTGATGCTGTCGCGGCTCTTATGGATGCTTATGTCGCCTATAAGTTAAATCGAGATGCTTTTGAGTGAGGTATTAAATGTATAAATCAGTTTTTAATATTACAACTAATTATCTTTGTCATTATAATAAAAATCATGACCCTAAGAATGGTAGATTTACTTATGGGGATGGTAATGGCGACGGAATATCTGGAACAAAAACTCCTAAAAATCAAAATGATAAAAAAGTAGAATATAATAAAGATGGTCATAAGAAGGGTGTTTATAGTGCTAAGATAGAAAATTATCATCCAGGAACTGCTTTTAGTGATCCTTATTATATAGATAAGAATGGCCGTAAACGTTCTTATACTTCTTATAAAGATATGCCTGTAGAAGCACAAGCTGCTGAAAAGGCAAGAGCTGAAGGTAAAAAGAAAGCTAAAGAATTTGGAGGAACGGCTGTAAATACTCTTACTAACGTCGGCTTAGATTACGTGGCTAAAGCATTTTTGTAAGGAGAAAAATTAAAATGATTTATAACTACACATTTAATGATTCATCTCCTTATTTTGCTCATTTTAACAAAAATCATGATAAGAAGAATGGACAATTTACATTCGGTGACGGCAACGGAAATGGTGTTCTGAACGACCACGCTCATCGAAGAAAAGATGATCCAAAATATGGCGCACTTCATCCTGTTAATACTGTAAAGAGATATAATCAGATAAAGAAAGAAAATTCAAAAGAATATAAGAAGAGCACAGATAGAACAATAAAAGCTAATACAAAACTTCAAACGTTAACTAGTAATGTAGAAGCAACACAAAACGCTGATGTTGTATTTGCTTCTTATATAAAATCTGATAATAAAATATACGATGTATTATTAGGTAAAAAAATTCCAGAAGATATATTTAATGAAAATGGTGATAATGTTGGTACTGGTCAAATGTTTAGAAGTGCCGTAACAAATATCGCTAAATCTGATATAAAAGTTGCAAGTGAAGATTCATCATCTCAGCGTTTCGAAAATTTATATAGAAAAGATAAGGATTTTAGAAATTTTATATTAGATGATAATCGATTGCAAAAATATGTAGATAATTCTGATGCATCAAAGTTTAGTTCTAGAAGTATTTTTGAAAATAAAGGATATGTAGAAGCTCAAGAAGCATTGAAACGTCTTAAATCTGGAAAAGAAGCAACAAGTGATGATATTAAAACTGTATATCGTTTATTTAATTATTCTATTCCATATGATGGAAGATCTTCTGGTGATACTACAGGTGGAAAAGATGTACAAAAACAGCGAGCTAAATTCTTTAATGAATTAAAGAAAGATGGTTACGGTGCATGTCTTGATACTAATGATGCTATTTATAATCGTACAAATGCAACTGCTCCTGTAATAGTATTTGATATGGAACAGACTATCCCAGGTGAAGTTAGAGAACTTACAATGAGCGATATAAATTCTGGAAAAGTAAGATTAGCTATGAAAAAATTTGTAACAGGAGTGTGATAAAATGTACAAATCATATATCCAGCACAATGATATGTATGGTAATTACTTAGTTCACTTCAATCATAATCACAGCAGAAAAAATGGACAGTTTACTTCTGGTGACGGTGATGGAGACGGTGTAGTAGACGATCATCATAATTATAGTAAAAATAAAGTTAGCGGTGAAACAAAGAGTGTTAGCACAGGTAGTAAACCTAAGAAAACATTTAAAGAAATCCGAAAGGATATGAAAGCTGCACATGTAAAACCGTTAAAAATAGGTTTAGGTATATACGGTGCAACTAGAGGCGCTATAAGATTAGCTAAAGGAATCGAAGATAAAGATGTTAAAAATATTGTTATTGGTTCACTTCAGCTCAGTTTAGGTGCCTATAAGATTGTACGAGGAACTGGTGTAATAGAGCGTTATAAAGATAAGAAGCTTTCAGAATTACAGTCGGTACAGACAGCATAAAATCGGGAGGAAAAATTCAAAATGGCTAAAAGCACAATTCTTACCAGGATTAAAGATGCCTGGAATGTGTTTTCTGGCAGAGACCCCGTTAAATATCATCATAATTATTATGGTGTTAGTTCATCATATAGACCAGATAGATGGCTCTTATCTAGAGGAAATGAACGTTCTATTGTAACATCAGTATATAATAGAATATCTATGGATGCAGCCAAATTAGATATAAGACATGTAAGACTTGATGAAAATGGTCGATATTCAGAAGATATGGATTCAGGTCTTAATGAATGTCTTAAAATAGAAGCTAATATTGACCAAACTGCTAGAGCGTTCAGACAAGATATATATTTATCTATGTTAGATGAAGGATGTATAGCAATCGTTCCCGTAGATACTAATATTGATCCTGATTCTCCAGGAACTATAGATATTTTAACTATGAGAGTTGGTAAAATTCTAGAATGGTTTCCGAAAGAAGTTAGAGTTGAGGTCTACAATGATCGTACTGGTAAAAAGGAAGAGGTAATTGTACCTAAAACCACAGTGGGAATCGTAGAAAACCCTTTATATGCTGTAATCAATGAACCAAACTCAGTAATGCAGCGTCTAATTAGAAAATTAAATCTATTAGACGCTATTGATGAACAGTCTGGGTCTGGTAAACTTGATTTGATTATTCAGCTTCCATATGTTATTAAATCGGAAGCAAGACGTCAACAAGCCGAGAAGAGGCGAAAGGATATAGAAGATCAATTGTCAGGTTCGAAGTATGGTATTGCTTATACTGATGGTACAGAGCATATCACACAGTTAAATCGAGCTGTCGAAAACAACTTGATGAAACAGATTGAATTCCTTACGAGTATGCTTTACAGCCAGTTAGGAATTAATCAGGAGATTCTTGATGGTTCGGCAAAAGAGGAAACTATGTTAAATTACCAGAATCGAACAATTGAACCGATTGTTTCAGCGGTTGTTGATGAGATGAAGAGAAAGTTTTTAACAAAAACTGCTCGGTCTCAGCATCAGTCTATTGAGTTCTTCAGAGATCCGCTTAAGGATATTCCAGCATCTCAATTGGCAGAACTCTCTGATAAGCTCACAAGAAATGAGATTGTCTCGTCGAATGAAGTTCGTCAGGCTATTGGAATGAAACCGTCTAAAGATCCTGCGGCGGATGAACTCCGAAATAAGAATCTCAATAAAGCAGTTGATGATCAGACTGAACCAACAGAAGAAATCGATGTTAAGGAGGAAAACAGCGAATGAAGAAGTACGACTTTAGTGGTTGGGCTACTCGTAATGGTCTTAAGTGTTCAGACGGTAGAACAATCATGAAGGATGCTTTCATCGAAAACGATGGTAAGACAGTACCCCTCGTTTGGAATCATCAGCATAATGATCCCAGTAACGTGCTCGGACATGCCTTGTTAGAGAATCGTAATGAAGGTGTCTATGCGTATTGCAATTTTAATGACACAGAGAGCGGCGCTATTGCAAAGGCTTTAGTTCAGCATGGCGATATCGTTTCTTTGTCTATTTATGCCAATCAGCTTAAACAGAATGGATCTAATGTTATGCATGGCATGATTAGAGAGGTCAGTTTGGTGCATGCAGGAGCAAATCCTGGTGCATTTATCGATTCAGTAGTATCACATAGTGATGGTGCTGATGAAGAAGCAGTTATCTACACCGGCGAGGATCTTGTATTGTATCACGCAGATGAAGATAATAAAGAAACATCAAAAGAACCCGAAAAGGAGAAGGAAAAAATGCCTGGAGATGCTAAGGAAAAGACAATCGGTGACGTTATTGCTACTATGAATGAAGAGCAGAAGAAGGTTCTTTATGCTTTGGTTGGCCTCGCTATCGAGGACACAAAGAAGAAGGGCAATGCTAATACTACAAATGAAGAAGGAGAAGCTGACGTGAAGCACAATTTATTTGACAACGACAATCAGAGTAATGACGAAGTTCTTATTCATGATGCTATGAATGAGATCATGGCAGAAGGTAAGAGAATGGGTTCCCTTAAGGAAGCTTATCTTGCACATGCTGCAGAGTATGGTATCGAGAATATCGATTTCATTAATACTGAGGAGAAGGATATCTATGATAGACCTCAGTGGATCAACAACCAGCCTACTGACTGGGTATCGGTTGTTATTAACGGTGTTCATCACACACCTTTCGAGAAGGTAAGAATGCAGTTTGCTGATATCACAGCTGATGAAGCTAGAGCAAAGGGCTACATCAAGGGTAAGTATAAGAAGGAAGAAGTATTCAAGCTCTTGAAGAGAGTTGTATCCGGCACAATGATCTATAAGAAGCAGAAGTTTGACCGTCAGGATATCATCAACGCTGACTTCGATATCATTCCGTGGGTTAAGTCTGAGATGAACGTTAAGTTCGATGAGGAGAAGGCTCGTGCTTATCTCTTCGGTGATGGCAGAGATTCTTCTGATGAAGATAAGGTAAACGAGGACTGCATCATCCCGATCGTTTCTGATGAAGACCTCTTCACAATCAAGAAGGTTGTTACACCTGAGTCTGGCGAGTCTACAGAGCATGCAATTATCACTGCAGCTGTTCTTGCTCAGGATGATTATCAGGGTTCTGGTAACCTTATCGGTTTCTTCGAGGCTAAGCAGGTTTCTAAGATGCTTCTTATGGAAGACCAGTTCGGTCATAGACTCTATAAGACAATCAACGAGCTCGCTACAGCTATGGGTCTTAGCAGAGTCGTTAAGGTTCCCGCTGGTATTTGCCCTGCTAACTTCTACGGCGTACTTGTAGACCTCAGAGACTACAATGTAGGTCAGAAGAATGCTGGTAAGAAGTCTTTCTTCGAGAACTTTGATATCGACTACAACCAGCAGAAGTACTTGATGGAAGAGCAGCAGTCTGGTGCCCTCACAAGACCTTACTCTGCTATCGTACTTAAGTCTGCTTGAGAATAAGTTGTGAACCGCCCACGCCTCTTAACAATGCGGACCACGGGCGGTCTTTAACTTAATTAATAAATAAATTCTGGAGGAATTCAAAATGGATAAAATCTATTACGATGCAAACGAGAAGAACGTTGCAACAGTAGTTATCTACAAGAAGGCAGCTCAGTCAAAGGCTTATGCCGATGCTTCATGCACAGTACAGCTTTCAACAGATGAGCTCAAGAATGCATTCATTAAGGGTGCTGTAATTAAGCTTGATGACGGTTCTTTCGTTAAGCCCATCAAGTATGCAGAAGCCGAGTCAGTCGGTTCTGTTTACTATATCAAGCCTAATGCTGGTACTGCTACATCAGCAGACATTGATTCTCTGGTAGCTGCAGCAAACCCTTGACGGCTCTCGCACTTAAACCTGAGAGTGCTGAGAGCAAATTGTTTGAGGTATCAGTTTCTGATATGCAGAGCTGGTTACTTATTCAGGATGGAAAGATTCAGGGAACACTTAAGAAACTTACAGGAAGTAATCAGATCACAGATTATTGGGGTGAGGGTTATTTCATGGCTCTTAAGTTCCTGTCGAATGATTGGGATCAGTATACATCAGTAAAGGTTGGTATGTCTCCTTCTGCTGGTTCTGGTCTTGTTGAAATCATTAACGACCCCGACAAGAATGGTGTGTTCAAGATCGCAAATAAGGACGGACAGAAGTTCGTTATCGAGTCGACAAACGGTATTGAAACCAAGACTCAAACATTTGACTTGTCTGCTATTAGCTTTGTCGGTTGACAATTAAGAGGAGAAATTCAAAATGGCAAAATATTGTGGTAATATAGGATTCTCTATTCCTACAGAAACTACTCCTGGTGTATGGGAAGAGGTCATAACCGAAGGAAAGTACTATGGAGATACTAATCAGGATCATATGAGACCAAGATCCACAGATACAGTTAACGATAATATAGTATGCCAAGATGAAATTAGTATTATCGCTAATCCGTTTGCCATGAATAATTTTCATTCGATAAAATACGCGGTATATATGGGAACTAAATGGAAAGTCACCTCCGTAGACGTACGATATCCGCGTTTAGTGCTGACACTGGGGGAAGTATACAATGGCTAAGGATAGACTTGATTTACAGGCATTATTTGAGAGCCTAATTGGTAGCAGAAATGTATACTTTCAACCCCCGGCGTCGGTACGAATGAATTATCCTTGTATAAGATATAATTTAGCTATTATTGACAACATGCCAGCCGATAATACTAGATATTTACAAGGAACTGCGTATAATGTAATTTATATAACTTATAATCCGGATGATGCTATGATAAAAATTTTATCTCAACTTCCGATGTCAAAGTTCGATAGATGGTACGCAGCAGACAATTTAAATCATTATGTTTATACAATATTTTACTAGGAGGAATAATAAATTATGCCAGATTATGCACCTTTAGTATGGGATAAGGTTGGTGAGCGTTTTTATGAGACTGGTGTTTCTAATGGCGTACTCTGGGTTTGGGATCCTACTTTAAATTCCGGAGCAGGTGGTTTCGCAGACGGTGTCGCTTGGAACGGTCTTACAAATGTTTCCGAAAAGCCTTCTGGAGCTGAGCCTACAGCACTCTATGCTGATAATATCAAGTATCTGAATCTTCTTTCAGCAGAAGAGTTCGCTTGTACAATTGAGGCATATACATATCCCGACGAGTTCGGAGTATGTGATGGTTCAGCTGCTCTTGACTCAGCAGGCGGTCTCATTGTTGGTCAGCAGAAGAGAAGACAGTTCGCTTTCTCTTATCAGACAAAGATCGGTAATGATGTAGATGGCAGTGATAAGGGCTATAAGATTCACATCGTATACGGTTGCCTTGCTGCTCCTACAGAGAAGGGATATGCAACGATTAACGATTCCCCTGAGGCTATTACATTCTCATGGGAAGTAAGTACAACACCTATCGATATTGGCAGTGGCTTTAAGCCCTCTGCTCTGCTTATTATTGATAGCACAAAGATCACAGACGAGAAGATGACTCTTATTAAGAACAAGATTTATGGTTGTTCTAATAATAATTCTACATATCAGACACCTTCTCAGATTCTTACACTTATTGCATGAGTTATTTGGGGGAGGTTCTTGATTGGGCCTCCCTCTTTTATTTTTACAAAGTAAAGGAGATACAAAAATGATTAAGAAGACTATTACCTATATAGATTATGACGGTAATGAAGTAACAGAGGATTTTTACTTCCACCTCAGTAAGGCTAGAATTATTGAAACAACAGCATTATCAGAAGAAAACTATCTCGAGATGCTTAAGGAAGTAGCTACATCTGGTGACCCCGAGAAAATAATGAGCACATTCCGTACATTTATTCTTAATTCTTATGGGGTTAGACCTGATAATAAGAGATTTATTCAGTCTAAACAGTTGTCAGAAGAATTTGCTCAGACTGAAGCATATTCAGAAATATTTGCAGAATTGTGTACAAATGCTGATGCAGCAGTGCAGTTTGTAACTGGCGTATTTCCTCTTACTGATGCCCAGAAAACAGAAGTTTTAAAGAAGACGGAACAGCTTCCTAAAACAGAAGAACTCCCTTCTCCTGAGGATAAATCATAAGAGGTAAAAAATGCTTGAAATTACGATTCCCTCTAGAGAAATGTATGATGAATCGAAGAATGAATTTGTAACCACGAATGAAATTACTATAAAATTAGAACATTCACTGGTTTCTATTTCAAAATGGGAAGCGAAATGGCATAAAGCATTTCTCGGTAAAGACAAAAAGACAATGGAAGAAACACTAGATTATATTAAATGCATGACATTGACACAAAATGTAGATTCTAATGTATATAATTGTCTTTCTCCAGATAATATCGAAGAAATCAAACGGTATATAGAAGATCCTTATACCGCAACATATGTATATGAGGACCCTAATGGTCCTAGAAGTAATGAAACAATAACTTCTGAGTTGATATATTATTGGATGGTTGCTCTTAATATACCTTTTGAATGTCAGAAATGGCACTTAAATAGGCTACTGACATTGATAAAAGTATGTAACAAAAAGAATGCACCGCCTAAAAAGATGTCTCATAATCAATTATTGAGTAGAAATGCAGCTTTGAACGCTGCTAGAAAGAAGCAATTTCATACTAAAGGCTAGAGGAGTTAATAATGATTACGATCAAAATGAAAGGGAGTCCAAAACATATGAGAAATGCATTAGAAGCAGTAAAGAGTGCTTTTAATGTAAGTAAATTGGACAAATATGGTCAGATGGGTGTTGCTGCCCTTGCGTTAGCTACTCCGTATGATACAGGAGAAACCGCAATGAGTTGGTCGTATGAAATTAGCTTCGAAAATAATATAGCAACTATTGAATTTAAGAATTCAAACATAACGTCGCAGGGTACTCCGGTAGCAATTCTGTTACAATACGGACACGCTACTGGAGGCGGCGGTTATGTTGAAGGTATTGATTACATAAACCCAGCACTTAGGCCGGTGTTTGAAAGAATGGCTAATGATGCATGGATGGAGGCTAGAGTTAAAATATGAGCACTAACATAGATAGAAATATCGTTGAGATGCGTTTCGAAAATGACCAGTTCGAACAGGGAATATCTCAAAGTATAGCCTCTCTTGATAAACTCCAGACAAGTTTAAGTTTTGGAAATAATAGTTTGAGTTCGATAAATACTGCCGTTGAATTTATAGCTGGTAAATTTTCAACATTAGGTATTATGGCAGTAACTGCGTTACAAAATATAACGAATCAGGCTATTTCTACTGGAACCCAGCTAGTAAAGTCATTAACTGTTGACCAGATATCTGCTGGTTGGGGTAAATATGTAGAGTTAACAAAATCAACGCAGACTATCATGGCTGCAACTCGTCAAGATTGGGAAGATCGTGGCGAACAGATGGAGTATGTAAATGCTCAGCTTGATAAATTAAACTGGTTTACAGATGAAACATCATATAACTTAGTCGATATGACAAGTAATATTGGTAAGTTTACATCAGCCGGTGTAGATTTAGATAAAGCAACGGATGCTATGATGGGTGTAGCAACTTGGGCTGGTTTATCAGGTGCAAGTTCCGAACAAGCAAGTCGTGCGATGTATAATTTATCGCAGGCTATGGGTCAGGGCGCTCTTAAAGTTCAAGACTGGATGTCTATTGAGAACGCTAACATGGCTACTGAGGAATTTAAGAACATTGCTATTAAGACGGCATATGAACTTGGAACTTTGAAGAAAGCCTCAGATGGTTCATATTATGCAATTGATAGATATGGTAAATCAGTTAAAGTAACCGCTAAAGAATTAAGAAGTACTCTTTCTGCTGGGTGGTTTACAGGTGATGTAATAACTGCAACTTTAAAGAAGTACGGCGACTTTGCTAATGGTTTATATACTTATACAGAAAAAACAGGGCTTACTGCTACGCAGATGCTCAAATATATAGATAAAGTAAAGACGGGTTCTATTAATCTTAATAATTCGCTTGAGATGAGCAAATTGGCAAGAGATTTACAGGTCGATGTAGGTGATTTAACCGACGCTTTATCTGAATTATCAAGTGAGTATAATGATTTAGGTTATAATGCTTTCAAAGCTTCACAGGAATCAACATCACTTAGAGATGCTATAAATTATACAAAAGATGCAGCATCAACTGGGTGGGCAAAAACATTCAAAATAATTTTCGGTGACTACTTAGAATCAA